TCGGCGAGTAGTGGATCGTCATGCCACCCGTGCCGGCCGCGCCTGCGCCTGCAGCGCCCGCCATAGCAGCGCCAGCAATCGCGCCGCGTGCGGCCTGCGCCAGGCGCCCGCTGGCCTGGGCCACCTTGCCAATGCTGCGCGAGATGCCGATCTGCGCACCCTCGCCGATGTTCGCGCCGAAGCCCATGAACACGCGGCTGGGCGAACGGATGCCCAGCACGTCGGTGAACCAGCCCTTGATGTTGGTGGCCATGCCCACGACCGCCGCCTTCGCGGCCTGGAAGCGCGCCTGGATGCCGCCCACCAAGCCGTCGATCATGGCCGACCCCCAAGCCTTGAACTTGCCCGCCAGCTCGGTGAAGAACTTGCTGATCGCGCCCCAGTGCTTGTAGATCAGATAGCCCGCCACGGCCACGCCAGTGACCAGCAAACCAATCGGGTTCAGCAGCAGCGCGCGGCCGAGGAACAGCACAGCCTTGCCTGCCAGCATCAGCGGCCCGGTGAACGTCATCGCCAGGCCACGGCCGAAGGCCATCACCATCGGCCAGGCCGCCACGGCGAACCGGCCGACACCCATGATCCCGCTGCCCACCCAGCGCAGGATGGCCCCGCCGACCGGCGCCACAGTGCGCAGCATGTTGAAGCCCAGCATCAGGCCGTTCCACCCGGCCTTGACCAGGTTGAAGCCGTAGGCCACACCGATGGCGCCCAGCTTGAGTGCGGCAAAGCCGGCCACGCCCATGACCAGGGCCGACATCAGCTTCGGGTGTTCCTTCGCCCAGGCGGCCACGGCACCGACCACCGGCCGCACCGTGTTGACCAGGTCATTGAGCGCGGGCAGCACTGCGCTGCCGATGTTGATGCCGATCTCGGTGAGGCCGTTTTTCAGCAGCGTCAGGTTGTTGGCCGTGGTCGCCGCACGCGCAGCGAACTCCTTGTCCATCGAACCCGAGACACGCGAGCTGTTCAGCGTTGCGATGCTGGAGGCATACGTCTTGACCGAGCCGGCGAGCACCGCCACGTCGTCGGCGTATTCCAGCCCGAACAGATCCACCAGAACGCCCATGCGGCGATCAGTTGGCACGCGCTCCAGCGCCTGCAAGAAGCCCATCAAAGCGCCCTCGGCATCGTCTTTGATGGCACGTTTGAGGCCCGATGCACTGAGGCCGATCTGACGCAGCGCCGACTGGAACTTCGCGCCTTGCTTGTCCGCCGTCACCAGCTTGGTCAGCATGCCGTTGATCGAAGTGCCCGCCACCTCGGGCGCCTTGCCCAGCGAGATCAGCGCATTGCTCAGGCTCGCCGCCTGCAGCTCGGTCAGGCCGAACGCCTTGGCCACACCACCGATCCGGCCCAGTGTGCGCACGATGTCGCTGGCCTTGGCCGGGCTTTCGTTGCTCAGCTGGTTGATCGCATCACCGAGCTGACCGATCTTGGCAATCGGGATGTTGTAGACGTTCGCCAGCTTGGCCATCGAGTCCCCGGCGTCCTCTGCGGCCATGTCGAACGCCGTGGACATCTTCGCCACCGTCTCGACGAACGACGGGATGTCTTTGGCCGCCACACCGAGCTGGCCGCCGCTGGCCGCGATCTGGGCCAGTTGCTCAACCGACAGCGGCAGGTAGCGCGACATGCGCAGGATCTCGTTCGTCAGCTTCTGGAAGCCGTCGGGTGTGTCGAAGTCCACCACCTTCTTCACGTCGGCCATGGCCGACTCGAAGTTGATCGCCAGCTTGACCGGGATGAACGCCGTGGCGCCGATACCGATGGCGTCCAGGGCGTCCGAGCGCAGCGCCTGGCGCTGGGCGCGCAGCTCATCGGCCATGGCCTTGTGCTTGGCGCGCACCTTGTCGACTTCCGAGCCGATGCGGGTGAAGCTCTCCTTCACCTTCGTGAGGCCGACCAGTGCAAGCGCACCGTCGAACCCCACCTTGATCAGCACGCTCGTTTCAGACACTGCAACCCCTCGGTCAATCCTGCTTGTACTCGCGCCGGATCTGCTCCCCGGCGTCCTCACCCCACTTCACGAACTCGACCACGTCCAGGTCGTCGATCTCGCTGGGCTGGAAGCGGAACCAGCGCGCCAGCAGCGCGCGGACCCCGCGGATGTCCTCAAGCCCCAGATTGAATTGAGCGAAACCAGCGCTGGAGCTTGGCGAAGTCGCCAAAGTCCAGCTCCCCGATGTCTTCCATCGTCAGCTTTTCCTCGGAGAGGTTCGCGTAGATCAGCAGTTCCTCTTCGGCGTCGTCCAGCTTCAGGCCCTTGGCCTGGCTCTGGAAGCGCACCATCTCGCTGACCTTGGGGCGGCGCAGCGTGATGCTGGTGACCTCGCCCGTGGGCGTCTTGATCGGCACCAGCAGTTCGATGCGCTTCTTCAGTTCAATCGTCGGCGTGGTCATTGATCAGCCCCCCAGGTTCGCGCGGTACAGGTCCAGCTTGTCCACGCCGCCCACCTTGTAGATGTTGGCGAGCACGTCCAGCTCGACGATGTCTTTGCCGGCCAGCTGCTGCTTGATGTAGTAGGCCGTGAAACTGGAAGAGAACTCGGCGTTGTCGTTCTGCTTGAACGAACCCAGCGGGTTCTTCTTGAACAGCGCGGTGATGAAGGTCACCAGCGGCAGCTGCTCGGTGCGCCCTCCCGGCCCCCAGGTCTCGACGCTGCTGCGGATCTGCAGTGGCACCATGGTGAAGAAGTCGCCCATGGTGGCGGCCACGTCGGGGTAGAACGAATTCCACTTGATCTCGCCGTCGAGCTTGTCGAAGCCGCTGGGCAATTCGATCTTGCCCACCATGCCGAGCGCCTTGTGCTCGGTCATCAGGCTGGTGATGTCCGGCAGCTTCACCTCCTCGGACTTGCCGAGCATGGAGTTGCCGTGGATGTAGATCGCTGCGTTCGTCACGCGGCGCAGTTGGATGCTGGTAGCCATGTCGTGTGCTCCTGGTGGTCAGTGGGTCAGCCGGTTCACGCCTGGCGCGTGGCCACGAGCTGGCGCAAGTACTCGGTATTGATGCGCGCCTGGTAGCTCACGCGCTCCAGCGGGCTGTAGGGCGCGAAGTCGTAGCTGGGCAGCAGGTGGCCAGAGGCCAGCGTCTCGGCCGTGTTCAGGTCGGGGTCCAGCCACACGTTGCCGTCCTGGATGGCGCCGTTGGCCACCTGGTGGCGCAGGAAGCGGCGGCCGGTCTCCAGGATGTCGTCGATCCGGGCGTTGTCCAGCGGCTGGTCCAGGAACTGCAGGGTCGCCAGCTCCAGGCTCTCGCCGATGATGTCCGCCGTGCGGCGCACGTTCAGGAAGTTCTTCTGGTGCGTCACGGTCGGCCACGCTGCGCTGCGGTTGCCCCAGGCGCGGATGCCGGTGCCGAAGCTGTTGGCCACGGTGATGATGCCGGCCTCGTTCAAGAGGTTGGCCTCGCAGTTCGGGTCGTTCAGGCTGAATTCGATGGGGCGCTCCACGCCCGTGATGCCCAGCAGCTCGATGTTCGAACCCGACCACCAGTAGCCGTTGTCCTGGTCGCGGCGGCTCCAAGCGCCGGCCACCACCGTGGACAGCGGGCCGTTGACTTCGGCCGCCGCCACCGTGTCGTAGTACTTGACGTGCGGATAGCACAGTCCCACGCGGTCGCTCGACGTGTTGAAGTTGATCGCGCCCGCCACGCCTCGCCCGGCGATGGCTTGCGGAACCGTCACGCCAATGGGCGCATCCACGAAGGCGACCGCGCGCATGGCCTCGGCCTGCACGATCAGGTTGGCGCTCACCGCGCTGACGCTGGAGAAGCCCGGCGCGATCAGGATCTTCGGATTGAAGCCGAACTGCTGGAACGAATCGCGCCAGCCGTACATGCCGGTGCGGGCGCCCGTGACGCCGTCGACACCGCCGATGATCTGCGCAGGCGTCACGGTGTCGATGTCGGCATCCGGGGCGGCCGCGTCGAACACGTTGCGCACGATCACCACCGTGGGCTTCTGGTCGAACAGGCGCTTGAGTTCGCGGGCGATGGTGCCCTCGGTGCCGAACTGGGCGATGTCGCCGTACTTGGTCACCAGCACGTTCTGATTGACCGGGCCGGAGCCGGCCGTGCCGATCAGACCGACGACGCTGGATTTGACCAGGCGGACGGGGCGCGGACCATCGTTGATCTCGATGGTCTCGACGCCGTGGAGGAAGTTCGCGGGCATGGTGGGTTACTCCTTTGCGGCTCGGGTGGATTTCGTGGCGGGCTTTTCCGGTGCGGTGGGCGGCGCCTCGGCGGTCTCGACCAGGTAGCCCTGGGCCACCAGCGTCTTCACAGCCGCATTGCCCTCCGGCAGGCGCACCGTGCGGCCATTGCGCAGCAGCACGTCGGTGCTGGTCTCTTTGTCCTGCAGCGTGATTCCGCTGTCAGGCCCTTTGTAGGTGTAGGTTTTCATGACGCTCCAGGAAGGTCAGGTGGGTGGGAAGTAGTCGGCGGGGTGCTGCAGCTCGACGCTGGCCAGCTCAGGCGCCGGGTCAGTGGCCACAGCGACGAACGGGCCGGCCACCTCGGGCACTGGCAGCACCGACACCATGGGCACCGTCACGCGCATGGAGTAGCCCCACACGCCCTCGCGCCGACCCGTGAACGTCTCGGCCGTCACGAAGGCAGGGCCGGCCGCAGACGGCAGCTCAAAGCCCGCCAGTGCCACGCGAGCGGCTTCCAGCAGGTCATAGGCGCCCGTGCCATCGTCGGGCGTTCCGGGCCGCGCCTGGTGCGTACGCAGGTTGCGCACCATCAGGCCCAGCTCGAACTCGGCAGGCCACTCGACCAGGCCGGTTTTCTGGGGAAATTTGCCCCCCCGGTACATCACCAGCAGCGCGCCCACCTGGTGGGTCATCCGGTAGTCTTCCGGGCGACCAGGCCACGGCGCCAGCTCCACCACCGGGTGCGACTGGCCGGCGCGGGTGAGCGCCTGGCGCAGCCGCGCCAGGATGTCGTCTTCGATGTAGGTCATTTGCGCGGCCATCAGCGTTCGCTCCTCGCAAACGGGCTGTAGGGCGGCTCGGCCGGGATGTTGAACTCCACCGAGCCGCCGCCCACGCCGCCTTCCAGCACCGGCAGCAGCGCGGCGCCCGCCAGCTCGACCTCGCCCGCCTTGATCTGGCCGAGCAGCTTGATCACGTCGTCGTAGCGGCGGCGGGCGTCCTTGATGTCGTCGGCCGTGCGCAGCGCCTGCAGCCGGTAGATGGCGATGTCACAAGCGCAGCGGGTGAGCGTGCGCGGCACGCCCAGCGGGGCACCATCGTTGTCGACCAGGGGCAGGCGGTAGCGGCTGGAGAGAAACGAGTCGATCTCGGCCGCAGCATCGTCCAGCGCCACCTGCAGGCGGGTTTCGTCCGTCTCCTGGCCATAGTGGTCGGACGACTGGCGCAGCTCGGCTTCCGTGAAGCGAGACTGCAGATCTGCAAGGGTGGCGTAACTCATGCCGCCCATGGTGCCGACGAGGGTCGGCGGGCGACATTAAAACGGTTTATTGATTGAAGCAGTAAGGCCCACGCGGCACTGAAACCGCGTGGGCCTTGGGCACTGCTTGCGCCAGGCTCAGCCTTCGACGACGAGCAGGTTGGGCTCGGCCTTCAGACGCTCCAGCACGCCTTCGCCCAGTTCGGCGATCACCAGCACGGTCGGCTCGCTCGTGAAACGCATGCCGCAACGGTGGAAGCGCTCCAGACCCTTGCGGACCAGGACGAACGCTTCGCCCTCGGCTGGCTTGATCGTCTCGAACTCTTCCGACTCGCCCTGCGCGCCGTCGTCACGCCCCTTGTCGGCACCAGCGCCCTCGGGCGCAGAGTCGGCGGTTGATGCAGCGGCCGTGACCGCCGCCTTGGGTGCAGCCTTGGCGGCTGCGGCCTTCTTCGCGGCGGCCATGATCAGGCGACCCAGGGCGTGTCGATCACGCGCACGAGACCCTTGTTCGGGTTGTCCGCGCCGTTGGCGAGACGGTCGGCGGTGACCAGGTCATTGGCCTTGCTGCGCAGGCTCGGCGGCACCACCAGCAGCGTCGGCTTGACACCCAGCATCACACCGCCGTCGCCGGTGAACATCCGCATCGCGGCATAGGCCGCTTCGAAGTTCGCCACGGTCAGCTCGGCCGACGACTTGAACGCCATCTGCCAGAACCCGAAGCCCACATTGCTGCGCGAGTCCACGCCGTAGCGGAACTTCTTGCGCATGAACACGTTCTCGTCGGTGGGCGTATCCATCGCCGTGAACTGCGGGCTCTTGCGGTTCTGGAAAATCAGCGGCTTCAGCGGCCGACTGGTGTCCAGCAGATACCACGGCGCAGACGCACCGGCCTGCACGTTGCTCACGGTCGCCACGGCGCCCGTGCCGTCGACTTCGGCGGCCACCGGGTGATCGGTGTCGAAGAAGTACTGGCCGTCGTAGCACGCAGTCGTATGGCCGGCCTTGAGCAGCGAGAACACGAGCTGATCGGGCTTGCGGCGCGCGGCCTGGCCAGCGGCTTCGAACATGGGGCCGTACATGCCGAGGTTGTCGTCGTCGATGTCGTTGCGGTCGACCTCGACAGTGGCTTCCCAGTCCTTGTTCGTGATCGAGTAGCCGTGCTCCTGCATGCTCTTGAGCTGGCGGTCGCCGATCCACTCGCGCATGTCGGGCCACTGACCCAGCCAACCGTAGGTGTTGCTCTTCGTCGAACTGGGGACCGTGGTGGCGATCTGTTCATGGACCGACGCTTCGGCGTCGAAGCCCTTCTGGAACGAGGTCTGGAAGCCCGTGCGGAGGGCGTTGAGTGCTGCTGCGGTGATCAACATGGAAGTTGCTCCTGGTGGTG